GTTAAACGTTCCGTTGGCGTTATCGGTGAGTGTAGGATCCTCCTCCGGCGTCACGAAGTTCTCGACGAGTTGGAATCCTACGGATGCCGGTGTCGATGTTGAGTAGGCGTCGATAATAATTGCGTCTGAGTCGACGAGAACGAAACTGCCGCGGATGAAGTAGATGCCGCGCTGCAGTTCGGCCGTGGATCCAAGACCCGTTGGATTATCGATGGCAGTAAGAAGAGTGAGCTGATACTCGACGAAGTTGTTCTCGTCCGTCTCCTCGACGAGCACACGGACGCGTTCCTGAGGATCGAACACCTTCTTGGTCGTGTTTTCGGCGGCGGACGTGTACTCAACGATGAATCCCTGAGGAATACCGTTGTCGATGTCTCGCTCCTGCCAGAGACGTGCGAATGCCTTTACGCCGTGGGTCGATGGGTCCGATGATTCTACACCGATTCCTCTGAGTTCTCGTCCAAGGATCTGCTCCGCGGCCGCTTCGGTCTGAAGTCCTGATGAGATTCCCTCGGGTGTCTGCTCGACACCGTCGATGGTCTCGACCCGCTGAATTATAGGATCGACCTTGATGAAAGTCTTACGAAGAAGCGACAGCTCGCCGGGTATGACGACCGATCCCTCCTTAAAGATGTGCTGACCAAACTTAGATAGTTGATCCTGAAGAATCGTCTGCGCCTGATTCAGTTCACGTGTCTGAACGGCGTATCCTGGACGAAAGAGGACCTTGAGGAACTTCTTTGCCTCATCAAAATCGTCGAAGTACGGCGCTGTATTAAAATCTGCCATTGAAATCCTCTGCCTTAGTATTCCATCACGAGAGTGATCGACTCTATCTGGTCGTCTCTACGATCAATAGACTCACGGTTATTTATAAACAAAATGTCACCGGAATACGGCTCAACCTCTGGTGGTTCGATCGATGTGATCGTTGCCGTTGTACCGGAACCCAGGCCCTTTACCACCTCACCGACCTGAAAGTCGATTGAGTTTGATATCGTATCGTCGCGGATGACTCGAAGTACGTTGTTCTCGTATGTATCGACCTGAAGACCGATGGCGCCCGACGACTGACCTGCGATGGTATCGTCCTCGTCGAATGTGGCGTTTGTTTGATCGAGAAAGAGTCTGTACTTCGCGTCGAGAGTCTGTGCCGATGCGGTCGAGCTAAACGACGCGTACTCAAAGGGATCCTGAATAAGACCGATTCGACGAAAGTCGTTTGCGATGGTAAAGTCACCCTCGCCCTCATCGTAAGCGAATCTTAGATTGATGAGAACGTATCGGGCAAGAAGCTCCTGCTCGGGTACGGCGCCGTGACCCTCGAACGGTGATATGATCGGTCGCAGCTCGGCCTCCGTTCCAGTCGTTTCGTTTATGACCAGTGCACGTGCTTTTCTAAAGTTCTTACCCGCACGCGATGTAGCGACCTCTACGTTTGTTACGACACCCGATGCGTCGGTCTCTGCGATACCCTGTGCCGATGACTGAACGACAAATGCGGTGCCCGTCGAGTAGCCCGAACCACCAATGATCGGTGTCACGTTGATGATCGCACCATTCGGATCGGTGTCTGCTAGACCGTATGCAGTCTCGAGCGCACCGTCGACGGTGATCTGACGAATGGCAACAGGAATGTTTGTCTCGGGAGCGTACGGATAGTTCGATCCACCGTCGTCGACCGTGATGCCGGTCACCGCACCGAGGTTTGATGTAACAGTTACCTCGGCCGACGCGTTCTCGTCACCGTCGCCCGAGATAAACACAGGAAGTCCTGTCGAGGTTCCGATGGACGCGTCAGGCGTGTAACCCGATCCGCCCGCTTCAATCACGACGTTCTCGATCGATCCGACCTCGGCGTTGTCGACGACTGTCTGATTGAACGAGATCGGCAGATAACCCGGAACAAAGAACTTACGGAGGAGTGAGTCCGTAAGCGTAAACATGTACTTCCACTTATAACCGTCAGTCTCTGGAGTGATGTCGTTCGTGGTGTGTTGTGGTTTTACCGTCGACTGTGCACCCTTGTTGTTCGAGATGCACTTGTATACCTTCTGCTCGTCGGTGTATACGTAGAAGTTCTTGGTCGAGAGATCGAGAGCGTCGTCGTACTGATCGAACACCGTGCCCGACGACCAATCGATCCTCTTAAAACCGAGACGCGCGTCTTGAAAGTCGACCTTCTTAAGGGCAGTCATGTCGTGCCAGGCCGAGTACTCCATGCTGAGTGAGTCGACGGCGACGGGAGGACTCTGCTCGTCGTCCCACGGCTGTGTCCTACCATAGAAGACGTAGAAACTCGACTCTGAGTTCTGAATCGAGTCGACGACCGTCTTTGCGTTTCTATATGGAAACTTAGTCGATAGTGTGGAAGACGTCATTTATTCCTATCCTATTACTGTTCAACAAACTCTTCCGCGTCCTCTGAATCGAACGACTGAGCGGATGACTCCGTGACGTCGACAAAGGGATCGTTGAAGTACTCCGTACCGACATACGCCTCTGAGAAGTATACCTCTTCCGGAATCGTGTAGTCCTGAGCGAAACCGAGAGGGGTGTTAGTCAGCTTCGGCGTCTCACCAAGTATATATCCACTCGGCTCGGTCTTCGCTATGTAGATAAGGGAGTCCTTGACCCTCCCATCGAGTATCTGATTGATACGGATGTTTCCGAATACCTCGGTACCACCCGGATGAACCGTCCTCTTAAGCGCGTCGATCCACTCACGAGTCGAATAGTTCGTAGACACCTCATACGAGAACTTCTGGTAGAAGTGTGAGTCCTGAAGCACGATCGATTCCGAGAGCTGACCACGAACGTCCTCGTAGTATCCTGGAGTTGTGACGACGGCGCCGAAGGCAAGAAGGAACTGAGCACCTGTCCCGTTAATCGTGTCGATCTCAAACACTGGACTCGTAAACGTGATGTCGACCGCGATGCGGGTATCAACGATGCGACCGGGAATGACTAACTCGAGTTCATCGAGAGGTATGATGATCGGCTCGACCCTGCCGTCAACGATGACCTCTGAGTCAACGACGGGTATCTGTATGTTTGTGTCGCGAAGATACGCGGTCAGATTGCCGAGGTTCTGTGACGGCCCGACGAGTAAGTCGTCGGAGGTACGATAGAGAAGGAAGTCCTCAAAGTAATATGTCGGAGGATTCTGAGAGTTAAGTACCTGGTTAGGTGTGTTACCAGCGCCGTAGTTCGAGATCCTTACGTCGGTGATCGAGCCGTTCTGTTCGTCGACACCAGACACATACGCGGTAAACGTAAAGCCCTCAAATCCCTCGACACGGATGCGATCGCCGCGTTGATAGCCGCTTCCGCCGGTCAAGATCTGAATGTCTGCAAGTGACCGATAGATCTCAGCCTCGAGGCCCCCGGGTCCAATGATCCGCTCACGAGGATTGAACTCACCGAGCTGTGATCCCGTTACAAGGGTAAGCTCAAAGATGATTCCGTCCGAGTACACCTTCCTCTCGACGCGATCGACTCGGGCTGTTGCGTTTGACTCGAGTTGTTGAATGATCTCACCGGTAAAGGACTCGGCCTCACCGGATATCATCGTTACACGGATCTTGTCCTCGACGATCCAGCGTCCGTCCGATGGGATGAGCACCTGGCTCCACGGATAGAAGATCTCTATCTCGTCATTGAGAAAGATCCTAAAGAACGTACGAATCGCCTCGTCCGAACCCTTCGATCTCCAGAGATCCGAGATGCGATCGTAGAAGACGCGAGGATTCGCGAGGTATGCCTTTGGTACGTACAGACCGATCTCCTTCTCGATCTGCTGAAGGAACTGCTGGTCCTGTGTACGAATGTCGCGCTGTTCGGGAAGAGTGTTCTGGTAGTACGCACTCTCGCTCGACTCCTCGAGGTAGTCGAAGTACGCTGCAATGAAGTCGATGAACTGAGGATAGCTCGCCCTGATGTGGCTAGGAACGAACTGATCCAACAGCGTTGAGACGTGAGGAGAGAGATCCTGTCTATCAGTCATGGCGCGGCGTTGTGTTGTATCGAATACCAGAGAAGTCCTGACCAGCAACGATCGTATCGATCTCGCCGGATACGGATACATCGTTTGGATCGATCACTAGTATATCGTTGAGTTTTGGTGCGATGTCGTTTGAGTTTGGAATCGCCTCGACCTCGATGTACGAGCCCTGGAAGTTTGTCGGCGAGAAGTTCTCGAGAATGACCCTCGATCCTTCGATCCTACCGGCATCGGCAACGACAACCACTTCGTTTACGTCCTCGCCCGTTACGATCTGCACCGTTCTTGTACCGTCGGTGTTGAGTACGTCCTTTAGGCGACACTGGAGGTTGTTGATTGTAAAGAGTGTCGATGAACGGATGACACTCTCGCGCGACTGTGTCTCGTAAAGAGGAGCCGAGAAGTCGAGAATGTATCTATTCGGTGCGGCAAGAATCGGTTCAAACCTTTTCTTTACATATACGCGTGCGGTTGAGTTAAGCACTGCCTCTGACGTATCGTCGATCGTCGAGAGAAGAAGTGAGTGTCGAAAGACCGAACCGAATGAATCGAGGTTCCTATCGTTAAAGTCATTGAGTGCGGCCTGTACGGACGACTCGAGCTGTGTTTTGGTCAGACTCGTTTCCGTCGGATCGTATTTGAAGAACACCTCGAGGCCGATAAACGTAAACGTCGGATCGACGATTTCAGGAGTGATGGTGACGACGGACTTAGGCTCGACTATGTCGTTGAGTATCTGATCACGCTCCGCGGATGACAGAAGATTCGATGTCTTTGGCTTGACCGAGATGAATACCTTACCGTACACCGGTGGATCGTTGTCCTCTCCGCCCCACACATTTACCGAGTCGAGGTTTGCAAAGTTCTCACGAATGACCGCCTCGAAGTCCTGAGGTGTCACGGCACGGTTCTGTGTCGTGTATGAGAGCGGTGCGTTGTATCTGATCGAGTCCGTCGACTCCTTATCCGACCCGCCACGCGCTGCCTGTGTAACGGTGATTGAGATATCGGTGTTACCCTGGATAGAATCGATCGACGAGAACACCGAGGCACCGTTGGCCTCATCGCTTTTTGTAACGATGTACTCGACACGGATGAGGTTTCCGTTCTCTGGACTCTTGCCTATAATTCCGTCGCCGAACGATATCTCATAAAGACCGTCTGGATTCTCTGAGACGAAGTAGATCTCACTATCACTAGTGATCGACGTAAGTTCCTTCGCCTCACTAAAGACGGTGAACGTGGATGATGTTCGGGAGTCGTATATCTCTACACGGAGGGTCGAGGTATCGGCGCCTCTATCGGGAATCACGAGTCTTTCGTTCGATGATACGTCAAATAGGAACTCAGTCGTCTTAAACGTACCTTGAAGTATCTTTACGTCAGAGAACGTTGCATTACCGGTCGTGTATTCCTGATCGGTGACGAAGTTATAGGTCTCACTTCCGATCTTAGCCTTGAATCTGTGACCGCGTGGTATCGTGAGCGCTGAACTCGATGGCGAGTTTACAACGAGATCGAGAAAGGCCGCTGGTGCCGTCGCCGAGCGAGGTGTGTAACCAAGCTGTCTTGCGTGACCGACGACCGATCCGCGAAACTGCGCGGTGTCAAGAAACGTCTCGTTGATACCAAGGTTAGCATTGATCGCGTTGTAGTGTGTCGCGTACGAGAGCACGTCAATGATCGTTGAGATCGCCGAGCCCTCGAAGTCGTAGTCCTGTAGAGTATCCTGTGATCTAAGATACTCCTTAAGATTATCTCGAATCTCAACAAAATCAAGTTCTGAAACGTCAAGGCGTTTTGATTCTCTGCTCATCTTAGTCTCTCAACGACAAAGTCGACTGTTGTTGAGGTCTCTCTCGGCGATACGATATCGAACTCGAGTGAGATCCTCAATGAGTTGTTGTCTGGTCGTGCGTCTACCTCTACGTTAGTCACACGAACCCTTGGCTCGTAGTTGGCCAGTGCCGATCGGATCTCTTCCTCTACTAGACTCGACGTTACGTTGTCAAAGTTTTCAAAGAGATACGATCTA